GATCCTTGGTCCTCCGTGTGGATCGGTCTATTGGACGATTCTGCGCAACACGACAGGAGAATTCCCTGGCGTCACTGATCCGGCGTCGCAGGTCGTCTACACCGGCAAGAATGTCTCCGCACTCGACTTCTCCGGCCTGACCAACGGCACGACGTACTACTACTGCCCGTTCTACTGGGACGGCACTACGTGGACGTCTGATGCGCCGATTAGTGCGGTCCCGGAAGTCACCTACCAGGACTCCAGTACCGATGCCATGTCCGTCGTGCTTGAGCGCTTGACGGTTGGCATCGCCAATGAGCTGTCCGCCAAGTCGCTCGTCGCGAACTCCGGCGTGATCCAGGTGCTTAGCGCGCCACCGGTGTTCCAGGACACTCGCTTCCCGGTCGTGACAGTCCATCTGCTTAGTGAGGCGCCGTCTGAGCGCGCGATCGGTGAGCTCTTGATCGGTGATCACCAGGATCTCGAAAACCCATCGCTATGGGATACGAGCAATGGCTGGCTCGCACGAGTGCAGCTCGCTGTTATCGGCTGGACGCAGAACCCCGACGAGCGCATCGCGATTCGCAAAGTGCTGCGCCGCCTGATGGTAGCAAACCTTCCCGTGTTCGACGCGAGCGGAATGGTTGAGATCGAATTTTCCCAACAGGACGTAGATGCCATCAGCGGCGAATACCCCGCGAATGTCTATCAGTCCCTCGGCACTTTTACATGCATGGCCCCGGTGATCGTTGGTGATCAGCAGGCCACGTTCACCGATATCACGGTCACCGGCACCGCGATTAACTGAGAGGAAAGTCATGGCAAAAACCGAAACGGCCGCCGTCGCTAACACGACCCCGGCTCCACCCATCGAGATGACCCTCGACGAATTCTGCACTCGCATGTCGAGCAAGAAAGTCGACGGCCGTATCGCGTTGATTCACGGCTTTGCGTACGCACAGCGCAAGGCCGGAAACATCAAGAGCACCGAGGCTGCATTCAAGGAAGCGCTCACGGCATTTGCCGGTGGGTCTCCCAAGAAGCACTACCCGGCCAAGAAAGTAACCAAGTAAGGCTGAGGGATAAGGACATGTCATATTTTTTCAACGGCCGTCTATGGGTCAGTCCCGCGACCATGTCGCAGGTCAACGACTCGGCGATGGCTAATCAGAACCTGAGCGTCGGTAATACCGTCTGCTACGTGGGCGAGTCCACGGGCGGCGAGCCGAACGTACTGCTTTCTTTCGGCAGCACGAGTGAGGCCCAGGCCACACTGCAGAGCGGTGAGTTGCTGACGGCCGTCATGAAGGCGTTCGCGCCGAGCACCGACACCAACGGCCCCGGCACCGTCACATGCGTGCGCGTGAACCCGGCGCTACAGGCAGCCCTGAATCTGCTCGACTCGACCGGCGCTACTGCGATCGCGCTGACCTCGCAAGACTGGGGTAAGTGGAACAACCAGATCAAGGTCAAGCTTGCGCCTGGCTCGCTTACTGGGCTGGCTGCGACCGTGCAGTACGGCAACAGCTACGTGACGCAGGACAACATCACGCAGAACGCGTTCACCGTGCAGTACAGCGGCGGACTGGCATCCGCATCAATGACCGTGACGAACAACGCGGTCGAACTGCAGGCTCCCACCGGAACCATCGTAGAGACGATCGACCTGACGCAGTTCAGCACCGTTCAGCAGCTTGTGGATGCGATCAACGTGATCCCCGGCTTCGCCGCATCCGTGTCGCCAGGAGGCGCCGATTCACCGGCTCTCAACGGCCTGGACGGATTGACCAGTCAGGACATCAAGACGTCCATCTATACGGCCACTGCTAACCTGCAGGCGCTGGTTAATTGGTTCAACGGCACATCGCAGAGCTTCGTGAGTGCGACGCGCCCCGATACAGCCCAGCTGTCTCCTGCGCTGATCAATTTCACGTACCTGACGGGTGGCTCCGATGGCGTGACAACCAACCTCGATTGGTCCGAGGCATTCACTACACTGGAAGTTGAGGACGTGCAGTGGATCACGCCAATCTCGGGTGACCCGGCCATCGCTGCGATGACCGACGCGCATGTGCAGTACATGTCTACCGTTGGCCGCATGGAGCGTCGTTCGATCTGCGGCACGGTCTTGGGCACGACTGATGCTCTCGCTGAGACGGCCGCTCAGGACATCAACAGCGACCGAACGTCCCTGGTGCATCTGGGCTATTACGACTACGACCTGACCGGCCAGCTCAACGGCCTGCAGTTGTATTCGCCGTACCTGACTGCCGCGATTCTTGCCGCGATGTTCTCGGCAGTGAGTCCTGGCGTTGCACTGACGAACCTGTCGATCGACGTGAGCGGACTGGAGCGTTACCTGCAGAACCCGACCGACACCGATCCGCTGCTGCTGGCTGGCGTGTTGCCGGTGGATCGCGAGGGTGGCATCTATAAGGTCGTGCAGTCGATCAGCACCTGGCTGAACAACACGAACTACAACCGACGCGAGCAGTCGACCGGCGCGGCCGTGGATTTCACCGTCCGTAACGTCCGTAACGCACTGGACCCGCTGCGCGGCAAGGGCGTCACCCCGATCACCCTTGGCCTGGCCGTCAGTAAGACCGAGACGCAGCTCAAGCAGTTGGCGAAGCCGCTTCCCCTTGGTCCGGGAACGATCGTCGGTGACGCGAACAGCCCGGCGTACAAGAACATCACCGCGCAGGGTCAGGGCGACGTCATCGCCGTGTCGTTCCAGTGCTCCCCGGTGATCCCCGCCAACTACATCGCTGTGACCGTGTTCGTAGTGCCGTACTCCGGCAGTGCGTCATCGGTGGCCGCGTCGAGCTAAAGGAGTAGAAGGAAATGGCAGGAATGCAGACTCAAACCAACCTCGTCGCCCAGTCAGGCAACCGAGTCATCGTGACGTTCGGCGGCGTGCAGGTTGGCCTGATTCAGTCGTTGCGTATGTCAGACGACTACGCGCCGGATCCCGCCAGCGGCATCGGCGATATCCACGTACAGGAGTACGTGCCTACCATGGCGCGTCACTCCCTGAGCGTAAGCGGCATGGTGCTGTTCAACAACTCGCTGCGTCAGGTCGGCGTTTTCCCTGAGAACGGCGACGCGGTGCTGCAGGGCCTCGTGTTCGATATCGAGTCCTACTCCAAGGACTCGGGCGCGCTGCTGCGCAAGTACATCGGCTGTTCGTATGCATCGGGTGACACGGAGATCAGCAAGCACGCGATCCTCATGAACTCCGGCACATTGAACGCACTGGATACATCGGGCACCGCGATCTAATCGTGACATTAGGCTAATGCACTACAGGCAAGGGGCGCCCTCGGGCGCCCCTTCTTTTTGACCGGAGATAACAAGAATGGCACGCCAACCACTGCCCACCGATTACCAAGTCACCGTTGAAGGCATCGGCACTTTCACCTTCATGCGCCGGCGCATGCGTGAAGAAATGGCTATTGCCGCCGAATACTCGCGCATGACCGAGGGCGTCGATGTGCCGACTGCATGGCTAGACAACGTCGCCGGCTGGATTGCGCAGCTCAAGACCCTGACCGTTTACGCGCCGAGCGGCTGGACGCTCGACCTCGACTTGATGGACCCGGAAGACGATGAGACGTACCAGCGTCTGATCAGGGTGCATGGCGCACTACGCGCCAAGGAGGCGTCTTTTCGCCGAAAACCAGAAAGTCAGGGTGAAGAAAGCGGGGCGAGCGCTCAAGGAAACGCTTGAGTTTTGGTTCCGCAAAAAATACAACCTCGCGCCTACTGATCCGCGCTTCCTCGATTGCACGCCCGAGCAGATCCAGACCGAGTTCTGGGCTCACCAATACGACACCGGCAAGGTCACTGAGGAGTTCGAGGACTACGAGTTCGACGCACAAGCGGAGTTCCGCCGGATCAATGAGGAGGCAGAAGCGGCGGAACGTTCTGCATCCGCAGATGCGGGGAAGACCCCGATAGCACCACCAGTAAGCAATCCACCCGTCGCCAGCAAAACCAAGGCCGACGACGAATGGGAAACGATCATCGAGCACAGGCAGTGACGGAACATGACGCGCGTTGAAATTCCAGTCGAGGCAAAACTTAATGCCGCAGACCTTGATGCGGAGCTCAAACAGCTAACGCAGAAAATCAACTCGCTCGGCGCGTCCATCGCTCAGGCGAACAAGGTCAAGTTCAACCCGATCGGTAAGGCCACGCTCGATGACCTAAAACGCGTCCAGACGGAATTCGATAAGCTCAAGCGAACATCACCGCTCGGATCGGACATCAACCGTACAGGGCAGGGTAAAAAGTCGTTCTTTGACCTTGACTGGAATGCGATCTCGTCGAATGGCGTGTCGCGCGAGGCACGTCGCTATGGCGCGTTCAATCGCATCGTGGGCGGTACGGGCGCATCCTTCACGCAAGGCGCTCCGGCCCCAGGGAAAGGTGGAGGCAGCGGCGGTGATGGAAGCGCGCCTTCAGCTCCTAGCGGTGGAGGGAGCGCATGGGCCAAAGCCGGACGGAAGATCGTCGGCTCCGGCCTCAAGGCCGCGGGCCCTGTAGGAGGTGCCGCTGATGAGGCGGTTGGAGCCGGCATATCCGGTGGCGTCATGGCGGGCGTCGCTGGCCTGATCGGTGGCGTCGTCGCGCTAGGCGTCGGCAAGCTGGTCGGCGGCGTTATGAGCAAGATCGGCGATGCGCAGAACGACTCCATCGGATACGACACGCTAAAGCGCCAACTGGGCGACGTAAACGTCAGCTTTAGCGTTCTGCAAAAGAGTATGCATACCGCCTCGGATGCGTTCGACGGTACTTATCAGCAGACCCTCAAGATGGGCGGAGAGTTCGCGCGTATCTCCGGCATGTCCGGCAAGAATGCCGAGGGATCGCTCGCGCAAGAGGTGGCTGTCGGCGGCGGCTTCGGACGATCGTTCGGTATGGACCCTGAGCAGTCCAATGCGTTCTTTGCCCAGATGCGTCAGTTCGGCGTCACCAGCAATGATCGGGACAGTCAGCGACTAGCCTTGTACGTAGGAGAGGCCATCGCCAAGTCAGGTGCATTCGCCAAGTC